AAAGAAATTAAAACTCTACTCTTACAAGTAGTGAATGGAAGAAATTAATGTCAAGACCAGTAGCTAATGTTGATGTAATTACCGACTCATTCGAGATTTGGCTCTTAGAGACCAATGAACTTCTTCATGCGCTCTCGACAGAAATCATCACTGCAAACAGCACATATGCAAATACAGGTAACACTGCGTTTCCAAGAACAGCTCAACTGTATGGAACGTTTGGTGCTAACAATCTAGTCGTAACAAACTGGATGAAGGGCGGTAACGTCAACGGTTCGTTTGCGAATCTGATGATCAGTACGAACACGGTTCTGAGCAATGTGACATCGACCGAAATTCGTCTGGAAGTTGCCAATGGTTCTTCGAACACATTCATGTGGCAGTATGGTCTACATGCTGGTTTGACCGGTGCAAACCTCGTAGCCAATACGACCAAGCTGACGATTCAGTCTAACTCTACCACGAATACAACAGCAACTGCATTCGCAGTTGTTGCCGCGAATAGCACTAACACTGCTACTATGAATCCAATTAGCTTTAGCACTGGACTCTTCGTCGCGAACACGATTCAGATCTCTCTTGGTGCTAACGTCACTGCCAATGCTACAAACGGCGGTACGATCCAAGTCACAGGATCAGGTGCAGTAGGTAACAGTGTATCAAATAGCAGCGGTCTATATGTAGGCAACACTGTTACGAACAGTCAAATGACGAGCGTTCGATTCTTTGCATCAGAAGGTAGCAATACCGTACTCGCAAACAATCAGCTCATCAGCATTGCAAATAGCACTTCATCTGCTAACATGGATCCTATCAGTTTCACGACTGGTATCTTTACAGCTAACACAATTCAAGTTTCTCTTGGCGCCAACGTGACTGCAAATGCTACTAATGGTGGCACGATCCAAGTCACAGGAACTGGCACAGTCGGTAATACGGTTGCAAATAGCAGCGGTCTACATGTAGGTAATACTTTAAACTCTTCGCAAGTGACTGCAGTTAGATTCCTTGCATCTGAAGGTTCAAATACCACTCTTGCAAATACTCGAATCATTAGCATCGCTAACTCGAGTGCCACTGCAAACATCGAGCCAAATGCATTTAAGACTGGCATCTTTACTGCCAATACTATTCAGATTTCTCTAGGTGCCAATGTAACTGCGAATGCTACCAACGGCGGTACAGTTCAAGTAACTGGATCTGCCACTGTTGGTAACGTAGTCGCTAACAGCAGCGGAGTCTTTGTAGGCAACAGCCTCAACTCTGTTGAACACTCTGCTGTCAGAGTCTATGCTGTTGAAGGTTCGAATACCACTCTTGCAAATACTCGAATCATCAGTATTGCCAACTCAACATCAACATCTAACGTTACTCCGACAGGATTCTTTGCTGGTATCGTCACTGCCAACCAAACAGTTGTTGCAGTCGGTGCGAATGTCTTTGCAAATGCAACTACTGTACTTGTCGGCAACGCGACGTTTAATACGGCGATTGGTAATGGATCGATCACTGCATCTGCTAATCTTACCATCACGCCAACAAGCCATCTTGTTGTTGTAGGTGCTGCAACAGTCAGTTCGAACGTTGCTCTTGCAAACACGCTGGCAGTTACAGGAAATACAAATCTTTCGAATACGCTCTCGGTAACAGGAGCTACTGTACTTTCAAATACATTGGCGGTGACAGGTGGAGCCACTCTTTCAAATACGCTCGCAGTCACTGGTCCTGCTACACATGCAAACATCGTGACTTTCAAGACTGAGCACGTAGTTGATGTCTTTGCAAACGGAAATCTTGGAGCTACGACTGGCTCAGATCTTCTTGTCTTCGAATATCCAAAGGCAGACTATAGCACAGCTAAACTTCTCATTCAATTGAAAAATGCCGGTAATACACAGATCTCTGAAGTACTACTTGCTCATGATAATTCGACTGCGCAGCTTACAACATACGGTACGGTTTCTTCACCTGTTGCAGCTAATTCCGGAGTTAGCTTACTTGGTACTTTCTCTGCGAACGTGGCTACGGCAAACGTAAGAGTGTATGTCAATCAAACAAGATCTAGCACGGCTGCAAAAGTTGTTGCTCAATTCATTAAGTAAGGTAATATATGTCAGGCGCAAATAATAGATTTAAGGTTGATAACGGTCTAGTTGCTTCTGGCAACGCGATCTTCTATGATCGTGTCGACGTAGAAGCCAACGCGCACTTTAAAAACGACTTGTTCGTTGTATCTGGTAACCTTGTTGTTAACGGATCTCTTGTTTATGCTAACGTTACCATCGGTCAAGGTGGTGTTCTTCTGATTGCAGATCAGCAGCCACTCGGTAATACTTCAAATCGTTTCAATGCATTCTTATATGATACTATCTCGTATAGTACACTTCGCCCGAATGCAAATGGTGGTGCTCTCGGTACTACCACGGCAAGATTCGACGTCTTTGCAAATAACATCACTGTTACGAACACTGTTAACTTCCCAAGTGGAGCAGGTGTTAACTCGACTCTTTATACTGGTACAGCAAGCAATGCTAACACAGTATACAATATCTCGGCAAATGGTATCGTAGTTCGAACTGGCACAGGAACAGGAACAACTGTATCGATTGCTTCTACTGACGGGCTGAGTGTTCTTAATGGAAATGGTGTAGCTGGTAATCCAACGATTAGCTTCGTTGCAAATGCTGGACTCTTTACGAATACTGCGGGTGTATGGGTTAACGCTTCAGCTATTACTGTAGGTACACTTCCTACAACTCGTGGTGGAACAGGCGGCAACATTAATAACCTTCTACCTACGCAATCTGCTGGTGTAAAGGGTTACGTACTCTCATCAAACGGTGCTGATGGTGTTCTTTATTGGTCTGCACTTGCTGGACCTCAAGGCGCTCAAGGTGCAACTGGTGCTCAAGGCGCTCAAGGTGCAACTGGTTCGCAAGGACCTATCGGTGTGCAAGGTTCAGCATCTACTGTTCCTGGTCCACAAGGAGCTCAAGGTATAACTGGAGCTCAAGGCGCCCAAGGAACAACTGGTTCTCAAGGTCCACAAGGACCTTCAGTTCAAGGACCGACTGGACCACAAGGTGCTCAAGGTATTCAAGGACCACAAGGACCACAAGGAACAACTGGAGCTCAAGGCGCAGCATCGACAGTTCCTGGTCCACAAGGTGCTCAAGGTTTACAAGGAGCCCAAGGTCCGCAAGGGGCGCAAGGAATTACAGGTGCACAAGGTGCAGCATCAACAGTTCCTGGGCCTCAAGGAGCTCAAGGTTTACAAGGAGCTCAAGGTGCAACAGGTGCGCAGGGACCTGGAGGTTTGAATGGTGCACAAGGTGCTACTGGTGCTCAAGGACCAGCAGGTTCAAGTATAACGGGTCCTCAAGGACCACAAGGTGCACAAGGAAGTGCATCTGGTGCCGTAGCTCCTATTCTCAGACACGTTACAGCTGGATTTACAAGTGGTGGTCAAGTCTTTGTAACCGGTTCTACTCCTACTGCTTCTGCCGCTGGTGATATCTGGATCGATACAGCAGGAACTACGGGATATACACAAAGTCTCTCATCAAATGGATGGACTCGATTGCCGAACGGCGTGATTCTCCAATGGGGAACAGTAACTGTTACTCCAAATACCACAGGATCTGGATCATTTCCAACATCGTTCACCGCGGTTGCCCGAGCTGTGATGAATGGCGTAGGAGATACAAGTGTATTTGGACAAGCTTCTAAAGCTGCAACAATCTTTAGTGTTAGCACAACTGGTTTTAGTTGGTTTAACGGAGATGAAAATTCTCACACTGGTTACTGGTTAGCAATGGGATATTAATAAAATGACAATTTACTACAGCCCAACAACAAAAGGTTTTTACGATACTGATTTTGGGTATCCGTCATTGCCTCAAGATATTATTGAAATTACCGCAGAGCAACACCAACAGTTTCTCCATGGTATGAATATGCAAAATAAAGAATTGGTTTTATCACAAGGAAATCTTGTTTTACAAGATCGAGTCGTGGTAATTACTTGGGAACAAATTAGATCGAAAAGAAATAATCTTCTGGCTTTATCTGACTATACTCAAATGGCAGATTGGCCTGGAGACAAAGTTTCTTGGGCTACGTATCGTCAAGCACTCAGAGATCTTCCTCAAACTTATACAAATGCCGCTGATGTTATTTGGCCGACTGCACCAGGAGCATAATAAGTGCCTCTAACGTTTTTATCTGCTAAAGCTGTTAAATATTGGAATGGCTCGTCGTGGGTAGGCAGTCAAGATTTTGGTGCTGTTAAAATGTGGAATGGATCTACATGGCAAGTTGTCGGCATACGTCCCTATGCAGATGTGGCCTTAACTACTTTTTCTCCTGACGGTGGGGCATCATATCCGGGAACATATCTCTCTGACAGTCAATATAATACTGGAGCTTCGATTACTATTAATGCTTCAGCAAGTGTAGTTTGGAATTGGAGCGCGGATAATTCTAACGGCGGAGCGTCTGTTGTAAATGGAGGAAGCGCATCAAGTATTACATTTACTCTTTCTTATGCCGGTTACTCTTATGATACTTCCTTTCTTGTTAATGCTTCGAACGGCGCGGAAACTAAATATTGGGAAGTTTACTTAGAATCTCTAACTTTTGATTAAACATAGCGGAAGAATTAAATGGCACTGAAAGCTAACATTACAATTGATCAAGGCACATCTTTCGCAACCACGATTGATGTCACCGATGAAGAAGGTAACATCGTAAATCTAACAGGATTTACAGGTGCCGCACAGATGCGTAAGCATTACACGTCATCAACTTACTATTCTTTCAATGTTGCTATCACTGCTGTAACAGGTGAAGTTACTCTTTCGATGACTGCTAACGCTACAAATAACGTGGCTGCAGGAAGATATGTATATGATTGTGAATTGAATGACGGATCCGGAACGATTTCTCGTCTTGTTGAAGGTATAGTCACCGTCACACCAGGAGTTACAAGGTAATGGCAGGCACATCTCGTCTAGTTGCCAAGATTACAAACAATAACGGCAGATTGTCTTCTGCCGCACCTATTACTCTGAAGAATCAAATTCAAGAAATCCGCAGTATTGAAGACATCGCAGATGTTGTCGAGACTGATGTGACAGACGGAGCTACACTAGTTTATAATTCTGAAACAGATAAATATGAAGTACGACAACTACAAATCGAGGACCTCGGCGCCATAGACGGCGGTTCTTTTTAATAAGGAAACAAGATGGCTAACTTAATTCAGATCAAAAGATCGTTAACGACTGCCACCGCTCCGTCATTAGCTAATGGTGAATTGGCCTTTACAGCAAACGGTGATCATCTGTTCATCGGTTCCAATGGTGCATCAATCACCATTGCTGGTAAGTTCAATCCCGGTGTGCTCACTGCTAACCAAGCTCTCGTAGCTAACGGTACTTCTGGTATCGACAAGATTATTACGGCTAACGCTGTTGTAACTACACTGACTGCCAACGGTTCGACCGGTACCGCAGGGCAAGTGCTAAATTCAAACGGAACAGTTGCCTATTGGGCAGATCCTGCATCGAGCTCATTTACACTTGCTGCTGATTCTGGAACAAGTGACACGTTCAATACAGGGGAAACTCTGACATTTGTTGGCGGTAATGGTTTAACTACTACCGTTTCAAACAACCAAATTACTATTGATGCCACAGCAGGCACAGACGGCGGTCTTGCATCTAATGCGACTGGATTATTTGTTGTTGCAGGTTCTGGTCTCGTTACGAATAGCACGGGTGTACACGTTGGTTCTGCAAACGGTATCAACGTTCAGGCTGATACGGTCGGACTTACAACTGGTTCGACACTTACAGTTAACTCGACTGGTGTGCATGTTAATTCAGCACTGTCAATTACAGATCTTTCTCTTTCAGGAAATCTGACTGTTCTCGGTACGCTTTCGACAATCGATACTACCAACTTAACAGTCAAAGATTCGCTGATTGAACTTGCAAACGGCAACGCTTCATCCGACCTTCTTGATATCGGCCTTTATGGGCAATTCGGTTCGAGCGGAGCTAAGTATACCGGTCTTTTCCGCGATGCTACAGACGGCGTCTATAAGCTCTTTACTGGTTCTCAAACAGAACCTACAACAACTGTAGACACTGCTGCAGCTGGTTATACTACTGCTACATTACAAGCATTCTTAACCTCTGGCGGTCTTGTTTCGAACTCGACGGCTGTAACACTTACAGCAAACTCTACGCTTGCAGTTAACATTACTGCCAACTCTCTGTCACTCTCGACTCCACTCGCAGTGACATCAGGCGGTCTTGGACTGAGCAGTATTGCAACTGGTGCAATTCTTGTTGGTAACGGATCTGGAACAGCAACTGTTCTTTCTGCTGCTACAGACGGTTACGTTCTACAGTCGAACGGTACTTCGGTCGTATATGGTACACTTGATGGAGGCACATTCTAATCATGGAAGTTGAATTTGTTAATGAATATATCAGTAAATTGGTTGCAAAAGTACACGATCTTACAAATCAAAACTTAATGTTGGAAACTCGCTTGGCGCTCCTCGATCGGGCGCTGAGCGAGTCTAACGTAGAACTGCAAGCTCTTAAGCAAAAGAACGAAAAGAAAAAACAGGTAGAAGATTCCTCTGTATAAATATCATGAGGATTATATAATCCTATCATACTCTATATAGAGGTTGGGAATGCCGAATAAATTTCAATTTAAGCGTACGACAGTCTCAGGTCGTACAGCTAATACTACGAACGCAGCAAACGCGGCCTTTATTGACAAGGGCGAGTTGGCTATTAACTTAGCCGATCGCAAAGTCTTTTCTTCAGACGCGTCGAATAATATCTTCGAAGTCGGATCCAACCTCTCAAGTCTCGCAGTTACAACTCTTGTTGCTAACGGTTCTTCGGGTTCCAATACACAAGTTCTAGCCTCGAATGGCACGGGTGTATATTGGACATCTGCTACTGCTACTCTCGGCTCTGTTAACTGGGCGCAAAACGCTGCTCCATCAGTATACATTAGCGCTGGCACTCCAACAGTCATTGCGCAGATTAGTCTTACCTCTTCAGGTAGCCCGATTCAAATCATTGCACACGGCGATGCCAATCCTCTCACTGCTGGCGGTTGGGGTAGATTACAGCTTTATCGAGGTTCAACGCCGATCGGTGCTCAGACTCACTTTGAGTCTTCTAACGGAAACGAAAACGTTCCGTATTCACTTCAATTCATTGATACTCCTCCTGCAGGAACCTACACGTATTCTATTAAATCTAACTCTGTTACTGGTAACACTCAGTACGGTGAAACTGATGGACCAGTAATTTCTGTCGTAGAACTTCAAAACGTTGTAGGTGCACAGGGTGCTCAAGGTGCACAGGGAGCAACTGGAGCCCAAGGTGCGCAAGGAATTACGGGCGCACAAGGCGCCACTGGGGCACAAGGTTCGCAAGGTGCAACTGGTGCTCAAGGTGCACAGGGAGCTCAAGGACTTCAAGGAGCACAAGGAGCAACTGGAGCTCAAGGACCACAAGGTGAGACTGGAGCTCAGGGCGTTCAAGGCGCACAGGGACCACAAGGTGCACAAGGTGCAACTGGTCTCGGATTCAAGATCGCAAAGTCATATGTTTCTGTAGCAGCACTCACAGCCGATACCTCACCGACTGGTATCTTGGCTGGTGAATTTGCTATCGTTGAAACTGGTAATGTAAACGACGCAGAAAACTCAAGACTCTACCTTTGGAATGGATCTGCATATTCATACGTATCAGATCTTTCGGGTTCGACAGGATTTACAGGACCTCAAGGTGCGACTGGTCCACAAGGCGCAACAGGACCTCAAGGTGTGCAAGGACCACAAGGTCCAGGTGTTGATGCCAACTTAAGTGTTACATGGGCTAACACACAGATCTTCAATGCCAACGTTACATTCAATGCTGGTGTCATCGCTAACAGTTCGATTGGTGCCAACGGAGAAGTACTGACGTCGAATGGAACTTCAGTTTACTGGGGTCCAGCTGCGGTCGCTTCGAACGTATACACAAGCATAGTAACGTATACATACTCGATCTCGTCTAACACGACTGTTATTACAGGCGCAGATGCCAATACGCAAATTCTTTCATACACTGCTGGCCTCGAGAGCGTGTTCCTCAACGGTTCGAAGCAGATCTCGACCACAGATTATACCACTCCGAACTCTGCGGCGATTACGTTTACTTCGAATGTCATTGCAGGTGACGTCGTTCAGATCGTCGCTCAGATTCCTGCGCTTAGCGTAATCGAAGGCGCATCGAACTCACAGACAACTTCGACAACTGCAAATACCATCGTAGACTCTTTCGCGAAAGCAGCATACAGATCAGCTAAGTATTACATACAGATTACATCTGGATCAGACTATCACATCACAGAAGCATTACTTCTTCATGATGGCTCTCAGGTCTATGTAACCGAGTATGGTACAGTATATTCAAACACATCACTTGGTAATGTTAGTGCTAATATTAATTCCAGTAACGTAAATCTGCTGGTTGCTCCTACAAACTCTTCGAGCGTAGTAAAGACGAAGAGAATTACTCTTGACGTATAAATAGAATAAAATCTGAGGGATAGGGAACCAGATGACTACACCAGTTAATTTTCGCGTTAAGAACGGGTTAACCGTAGCGAACGGAATAGCAGTAACAGCCGGAAACGTTGTAATTTCGAGCGGTCAACTCGTGATCGGTGCTACTGCGATCAACTCAACTTCACTCAGCCAATCGGCTGACAATGCATACGCTAACGGCGTGAACTATGCAGACGGTAAAGCTGCTGATGCTTATACGAATGCTGTAGCTGTAGCTACTGGTTCCTCGACCAATGCATATAATAACGCTGTTGCTTTTGCGGCCAATGCCGATAATCTCACAACTGGAACACTTTCTCTCAATCGCCTTCCTGCGACAGTGAACGTATCTCTCGCTCTGAATGTTACAAATACTGTTAACATTTCAACGAGTAACGTAACTGTTTCACAAGCGAATGATGTCGCGAAGATCACAGGAACCACAATTTCATTAACAGACAGTTTAACAGAAACTGGTAATACTTATTATGCAGCAATCTCTCATGATAAACTGATTACAGAAAAAACTTATACTGTTGCCAACGTAATCTATGCAGATTACGGCGAACTCTCGCGCACAGGAATGTTTGCAGGTGTAGGTATCGATACGTCTAACACTTCAATCTATGTTCGAGGTGTCACAGTCAATACCTCGGTGATTGCGATCGGAAATACTTCAGTATTCAGTTCCATCAACTCGACGGCATTTTCTGGTAACGGCGCATCACTTACTTCTGTCAATGCTGCGACAGTTGGCGGTAACTCTGCTTCTGACCTTCGAACATATACAGAAACGTATGCATCAAATGCCACGAATCTGACTTCAGGTACAGTCAACTCTGCTCGCCTCCCATCAGCAAATGCTACCGTAGCAGGTGCAACTCTTCTTGTCGATTCAGTATCGAATACTTCGACGACAGCAGCCGCTTCAGCAGCTTCTGTTAAAACTGCATATGACGCAGCCATTACTGCAAACACGAATGCGACCAATCTTTCTGCGAATGCATATTCGAATGCTGTAACGTATACTGATAATAAAGCTGCAAATGCATACTCGAATGCCATTGCTATCGCAGCGAATGCTACCAACCTCACATCTGGTACTGTCAACGCAGCAAGACTTCCATCTGGTAACTCGACAACTGCAGGCGCAGTGATTCTTGTCGATTCGATAGCGAACACTTCAACAACTGCAGCCGCTTCTGCTGCAGCTGTAAAAACCGCCTATGATGCTGCCATCGTTGCTAACACAAATGCAAACACTGCGTTAACAGCCGCTGGATCTGCATACACGAACGCAGTGTCATATACAGACACCAAAATTGGAACTGCAAACACTGCTATCACTGGCAATGCGGCGACCGCATATTCGAATGCTGTATCATATACAGATACGAAGATTGCAACTGCTAATACTGCCATGGCCGCTAACGCAGATGCTGCTTATACGAATGCAATCGCGATCGCTTCCAATGCAACTAATCTGACATCTGGTACAGTTAACTCAGCTCGTCTTCCATCTGGCAACTCAACTGTTGCCGGTGCGGTAGTTCTTGTCGACTCGGTCTCGAATACATCGACAACTGCAGCTGCATCTGCCGCTTCAGTCAAATCTGCTTATGACGCAGCGATTACGGCAAACACAAATGCTAACACTGCATTGACTGCCGCTGGCTCGGCTTATACCAATGCCGTATCTTATACCGACACAAAGATCGGTACTGCAAATACTGCCATGGTTGCAAATGCCGCTGCAGCTTACACTAACGCAGTCTCTTACACAGACGGTAAAATCAGTACTGCCAATTCTGCTATTACAGGAAATGCGGCTACCGCTTATAGTAATGCTGTGTCTTATGTAGATACAAAGATTGGTACTGCCAATACAGCAATGGTAGCAAATGCTGGCGCTGCTTACACAAATGCTGTATCTTATACCGACACGAAGATCGGCACAGCTAATACAGCGATGGTAGCAAATGCTGGCGCTGCTTACACAAATGCTGTATCTTATACCGACACGAAGATCGGCACAGCTAATACCGCAATGGCTGCTAACGCGGCAGCAGCTTATACGAATGCAGTCAGCTATACTGATACAAAAATTGGCACCGCGAACACTGCAATGGCTGCTAACGCAGCTGCAGCTTATACCAATGCGGTAAGTTACACTGATACGAAGATCGGCACTGCAAATACTGCGATGGTAGCCAATGCCGGAGCCGCTTATACCAATGCGACTATCTTTGCTGCGAATGCTTCGAATGCAAACAATGGTACTCTTGCTGAAGCTCGTCTTCCATACCGTATGAATCAGGATCTCAGAACTTCTGATTCTCCGACTTTTGCAAACGGCTCGTTTACTGGTTCTGTTACAGTAGGTGGAAACTTAACCGTAACTGGTAATCTGATTTCGACTAACATCGAATCTTTCTCTGTGTCGGATCCTCTGATCAAGCTAGGTGTGAATAACCCCGGTGATACTTATTGGGGTGGATTTACATTCCACTATAACGGATCTGGTAATACTACAAACCATGCTGGTCTTGTACGTAGTCCGACATCAAAAGAATTCCTTCTTATGTCGACGTTTGGTGATGAGACTGCTGTTGCTAATAACAACACGATCAACATTGCTGATGCATCGTTCTCATATGCCAATTTAACGGTTAATCTATTAAAGGCTGGCAACTCTACGGTATTCTCAAGTATTAATGCTACGTCGTTTACCGGTACAGCAAATAATGCCACGAATGCTTTCGGTAAGACAGAAGGCGCGATCAATGCTAACTCTGCTCTGACTGCAAACAACTCGACGAATCTTGGCGGTCAAGATGCAGCATACTATACTAATGCGACTAATATTAGTACTGGAACTCTACCTTTCGCTAGACTCCCATCGTTGTATCTTGGCACGACTGCTATTCAATCGACGAGTGCTGCTCAAGCTGTAAGCGGTATCACAACTCTTGCGGCTGGTAATACTACCATCTCAGGTTTTGCTAACGTTATAAGTGGATTATCACTTTCTAATGGTACATCAAACTTCATCACTTGGTCGACAGCCGGTGTTGACGGTCCTTCTATTAATACACGAAGCCCGGGTACTAAGCTATTACTATATCCAGCTCTGTCTGTGAGTCAAACTGATTATGCTATGGGTATTAGCCCGGCAACAATGTGGTCTACTGTTCCTACTAACGAAGATAGCTTTAAATTTAAATGGTATGGAGCTGACATAGAAGTTGCTTCTCTGAGTGGTACTGGTAACTTTAAGATATCTGGATATGCTAACGTATCTGGAGCAATTCAAGGTGGATCATCGCTTACAATTGCAGGTGCCGCTTCTGGTATCACTACGCTTGCCGCAGGTAATACTACGATTACCGGAAACCTTAGTGTTTCGAGCGTCGGTAGCTTCGATCGAGTAACTACTGCCAATAATGGCGGTGGAACAAATATTGGTATCGGTGATGATGCATGGTTCGGCGATATTAATCAGGCCGATACTGTTCGCATCATGGGTCAACAGAGTGCCAACAACGGATACATTGTTTTCGGCAATGCTAACAATGACATCAAATTGGGACGTTCTGGAACTGGTGCTCTTACATGGAACGGAGCATTCAGTGTTACTGGCGGACTAACTACTCTGTCAGCAAACCTTGTGATGGCCAACAACAACATCACGAATCCAACGCTGACAGGTTATACCGAATCTGAAGTTTCAAATACAGCTGTCACAGGAACATATACTCTTAACTGTGTTGCTTCTAACTTCTGGGATCTTACGCTTACTGGAAATACAACGATCTCTCCAACAGGAGTTCCTCCGAGCACAAGAATGTGGGCTGGAACTATCGTAGCAAAACAAGATGCTACCGGTGGTCGCACGATCACTTGGCCGACAGGAAGTAAATATCCTGGCGGTGTAGCTCCTCCTGCAACAACAACCGCAAACGCCATCGACGTATGGTCACTCATGACTTATGACGGCGGTACTTCTTGGATTGTTTCTCTGACGGTGAAGGGCGCCGCATAATGAGTATTGGTGGTGGTTCGAAGTTTACATTAGAGAAAACATGGCGTGGTGCCGGGACTGGAACAACTAAGTTCAACAGTCCTGGTAACATCACGATTCCTTATGGTAGAAATAGTGTTCTTGTTTCTGGTAGAGGTGGCACAGGCACAGCTTTGATCCCTGGTCCTGGAACCGGCACATTCAACATCATTCCTGGCAATGCGACTGGCACATTCAACATCATTCCAGGAAATGCGACTGGAAACTTTAATATCGTTCCTGGCAATGCGACTGGCACTTTTAATATTGTTCCTGGAAATATAGCCAACTATAATATTATCTTTCCTCAGACCGGCAATTTCAATATCATATTCCCGCAGACCGGAGGATTCAACATCGTTCCAGGAAATGCTACTGGCACTTTCAACATTGTTCCAGGAAATGCAACTGGCAACTTTAATATCATTCCTGGCAATGCAACTGGCAACTTTAACATCGTTCCTGGTAATGCTACTGGCACTTTCAACATTGTTCCAGGAAATGCCACGGGTACATTTAACATTATTCCTGGTAATATTGCCAGCTACAATATCATTTTCCCAGGAACTGGTACATTCAACAAAGTTCCAGGGAACATAGCTGGTTATAACATCATTTTCCCTGGAACAGGTACTTTCAATATCATCCCTGGTCCTGTGGCAAACTACAACATCATTTTCCCAGGCACAGGGTCATTCAACAAAGTTCCTGGAAACATCTCTGGCTATAACATCGTTTTTCCGGGTACAGGAGCATTTAACATTGTTCCAGGTAATGGTACAGGAACTTTTAACAAAATTCCAGGTAATATATCTAGTTACAATATCAATCCGGGTCCAGTGTCAGGCTATAACGTAAATCCAGGCAACGTTTCAGGCTATAACGTAAATCCAGGCAACGTGTCAGGCTATAACGTAAATCCAGGCAACGTATCTGGAAGCAATGTTATTCCTGGAAATGCCACCGGCACATACAACTCTGTTCCCGGAAATCGAATTAATCCGGCGGTTATTAATCCGAAATTTGGATATTTTGCAGGAAGCTTCAATGCACCGTCTGGTGGTCCTCAGAACTTTAACTCTCCATCAGCAGGTCCTTCTAACTTTAACTCGCCTACTAATGGTCCTGCAAACTTCAATGCAGCGAGCAATGGTCCTGCAAACTTCAATGCAGCAACCAATGGTCCTGCAAACTTCAATGCGCCAACTAATGGCCCTGCAAACTTCAATGCACCGACAAATGGCCCACAAAACTTTAACCCAGCTACCAACGGTCCACAAAACTTCAACGTTGCCAATGGCCCTGCGAACTTCAATGCACCGACAAATGGCCCACAAAACTTCAACGTTGCGAATGGCCCTGCAAACTTCAATGCGCCAACCGGTGGACCTCAGAACTTTAACGTTGCCAATGGTCCTGCAAACTTTAATGCACCAACGAACGGTCCACAAAACTTCAACGTAGCCAATGGTCCTGCAAACTTTAACCCTGCCACTAACGGGCCTCAGAATTTCAATCCTGCCACTAGCGGTCCGCAGAATTTCAATCCAGCTACTAATGGTCCACAAAACTTTAATCCAGCTGTCGGTGGCCCTCAGAATTTCAATCCAGCGACTAATGGACCTCAGAACTTTAACCCAGCTACAAACGGTCCTCAGAACTTTAACGTAGCGAATGGTCCTCAGAACTTTAACGTAGCGAATGGACCTGCTAACTTTAATCCTGCAACCAATGGTCCTCAGAACTTTAACCCTGCAACTAATGGTCCACAAAACTTTAATCCGGCAACGAATGGACCTCAGAACTTTAACCCTGCTACCAGCGGACCTCAGAACTTTAATACTCCAACTCCAGCCGTTCCAGGAAATCCGTCAAATACACTTGGTATTACTTTCCCTGGTTCAAATGCTGGAGGAACGGCTGCACCTGTGATAAATAACCAGATAGCGAGCTACTATGCTTATCCTGATGGCCAATCGCATTCGGTAACTGTGGCTCCTGGAGGATATATAGATATTACTATTGAATAAGTGATTTGAAGAAGGATTTACTATGCCATATATTATTCCTAAATATGGGAAGCAATTAAATTGTTTCGCGGTGTGGACAGGAGGATTTACTCCTGAAGAAGTCGATATGATCATCGACTTAGAAAAGCTCCAAGAATTTGAAAAGGGTAAAGTTGGGCTCGAGCAAAATGCTGCGGCTCCTGCACATACGCGTGATTCTGATATCTCATGGATCCATCATGATCATCACAGCGATTGGCTCTTTAATAGAATGTCTGGAATTGTATCGACTGTCAACTACGATCACTTTATGTATGACATCGAAGGAGTCGAGGCTTTTCAATATACAAAATACGGACCAAATCAACACTACACTTGGCACTGGGATGTTGAGTTCGGCTGGCAGAAATATATAAGAAAGATATCGGCATCTCTTCTTCTCTCAGATCCTGATGAGTATGAAGGCGGAGAGCTAGAGATTGTAAACAATGGAAACTTTGAAGATAAAGTCTCGTTTAAACCGAATAAAGGTGATATCGTATTCTTCGCTTCATGGATGCCACATCGAGTGAAGCCAATCACATCAGGAACGCGTAAGAGTCTTGTAGCATGGGTAATGGGTGAAAGAGAATGTTGAGTTGGAATCCTTTTAAGAAGAAACCTATCATTGAGTTTTATTGTCATCGAGATGACGTAGCCAGTTTGCCGCATCCAAAGCCTGCAGCTAAACATATACCTGAATGGTATAAAAGAATTCCTCCGCTCATTACAGACGGCCGAGACGATCGTGATTGGTCAGGATCACATAGTTTTACTGCAAAAAAATGCATGCCAATGATAGACGCCATGTCGTTGGGTTATGTCATTCCTCTTATCGCCGACATGACAGTCAGATCAAATCATGACTGTAGTACGATCGAAGTGACATCTTCTCCTCACATCACTGTATGTGAGTTTCATGACATTCGGCAACTCGGAGAAAGATCTGCTCCAGGATTTCCTGCTCCACCTTTAAAGTTCGTTAATCCATGGATCGTAAAGACTGCTCCAGGTTGGTCTACACTTTTTATAGCGCCGATTAACAACTTTGAAAGTCATTTTACTTGCTTATCTGGATTGGTCGATACTGATACATATCCAAAGGAAGTCAATTTCCCTGCAATCTGGCATACTCCAAATGCTGACGTGCTTCTGCCTGCTGGAACTCCATTGGTCATCGCTATCCCAATTAAGCGCGATGCAGTCCCATCAAAGCCTACGATAAGAGATATGAAAGAACCAGAACAACACTTGATCAATCTCATATCGAAGATGCAAAACACGCGCAGAAGTGTATATACAAAAGAACTGAGAGCACCCAGAAAATGAAAGATCTGTTTTCTTTTTTAAAACCGAAAAAAGATATCGAATTCGTAGATACGAAGAAATTATCTTATCATAACTTTTCTGTCGAACGAGCTGTTGATGTTCCAACAAACACTCGTAAAGTCCAACAAGACAAGTATGGTAAACATCTGATGCCATACTGTCCCGGAATTTTAGATTATGCCCAATTCGGGTATATCATTCCAGCTTGGGTAGACATTCATATTATGGCAAACAAAGCTGGCACTTCATGGTATCTTGGAGATAAAGGTGCTAGAGGAGATCGTGGTTTTGACAACGGCGTGAAGATGGATGAAAAGTTTGTAGAAGGTGCATTTACTCCTATTGGAATTAATCCTACTGCAATCTTGTTTCCATCGCCTTGGAAAATCTTTACACAAAAAAACATCAGCGCATTGTTAATGCCAGCATTCTACCACTCTACCTTTCTCGATGATCTATACGTGACGCCAGGTTTGGTAGATTATAAAAACTTTCATATCACAAACTTCATCTGTATGCCGAAGAGAGAATGTAACGTTCATATCAAAGCAGGCGAACCTTTACTACATGTCATTCCTTTCCTTAATAAAGATATTAGTGCTTCAGTTGGTCCTGCTACAGATGAGATGATAGATAAAACTGCAAATCTAATTCCTGGAGATGATAAGCAATACTATCGGAAGTTTATGGGAATTAAAAAGAAATTTAATATGCAAAAAGAAGAGATTAAACAATGAACATTTTTGTTTCAGTATGCTCGTACCAAGATCCTTTACTTCCTCATACTATCAAGAGTATGATGCAGACCAAATCAAATAGAAACAACGTAGTCTATTCGATCTTCGAGCAGACGCGGTTCGAGGATTCTTTGGCTTGCACAGAGCCTGTGCTTGTAAATAGAGATGATGTCATCTATAAAAGAATTGATCCAGAATATTCTGATGGCTGTGTTTGGGCAAGATACCTTAACTTGTTAAACGTAACAAATGAGTACGACTTTATCTATCAAGTCGACTCTCACATGCTACATGACATGAACTGGGATCGCTCTCTTGTTGAAGATTATAAGAGAGCAATGGATATGGCTGGAACGAACAAAGTAATCATTACTGGTTCGTGTAAATCATTTACGATTGAAGAAAAAGATGGGGAAATTAAAACGTATCCTCAGCATGAAGTCAACGATGCATGTCAAGTAAAGTACTACACTATCGATCCTCATAATTTTATTCCAGACGTTCACGGCGATAATATTCCTTCGACTGATATGCCGAGACCTGCATTCCATATTATGGCTGGCAACTTCTTCACACACACCGATTGGCTCGATGAAGTTGGTTTAGATCCAAAGATATTCTTCCGCGGAGAAGAAATAATGATGACGATGATGTCATATGCGGCTGGATATAAGATGTTCCATCATAGTAAGATGGTATCATATCATCTTGAGAACACTCGAAACTGGCATACGAAGACTCCACCAGAAAATGTAAAAGCTGCCCGAAGAAGAGAAATCTTGGCTGAAATTGGTATATGGAGATGGAAGCAGTATCTCGAAACTTGCAGAGAAGATCTCCTTTCCGAGTTCCATAAAGAATTCGGTGTAGACTTTATTAACTTAGAAATTGAAGAGCGCGCAAAGACTTATAGTCTCGATGCTATCGGTGGAGTTGATATCCTCGCTATTTCGAAGAAACCAAAGAAGAAAGTAAAGCTGCCTAAAACTCTTTTCATGAGTGAAGACGAAGAATGATCGTATGTTCTCTCCCACGCTGCGGAGCTACAAAGTTTTGTTTAGACTTTCAAGAAAAAACAAAACTTAAGTTTGTGGGAGAGTTACATCCTGTTCATATTCAAAGTGATAGAAAAGCTTTGACGCACGAAACAGAGTATCAAACTAACTTTACTTCGGATTCTTTCGCAGAACTTTTACATGATCATAGCGAACACATTGCACTTGTAAATCAGCACTCATATCTTTTGGCTAATCAAGCAAGTGTTTTCATGCTCCGTAAAAATATGAGAGATGCATCTCTTAGCTTGGCAAACTATATGTTGAAGGCATATCCAGGAATTAAAGTAGCCGCACTGAAGTTTAATCTAGCTCTGATGCACCATGATCATAAGGCTCTGACAGCATATTTAAATAAATATGAGAAAGAAGTGGTATGGTATGAAGACTACTACGGCATCTCTGGAACAAAAACCCCCTTGCTCGATTCGTATATCGGAAGAGATTCTATCATAAAAGAGATTGACGACTATTATGGATCAACAGTTTGATAAAAGATACGTTCTTACTACTATCCAACTGATAGGTCCATTTATCGTATTATGGGCACTCTTGCAATATGCTACACTCGCATGGGTAGCCGTTGCTATGATCATGCTTTTTCTGATGAGAATCGTAGGCGGTTCGATATTCTATCATCGCATTCTTTGTCATCACACTCATGATGTGCATCCAACAGTAGAGTTTATCGGCACCGCACTCGGATTCTATGGATCCTTTATGCCACCTGCAGACTTTTGCATAACACACTTCAATCATCATAAGTATGCTGACACTGAGCAAGATCCTCATTGCCACAGCACGCAAGGCTGGAGAACGATGTTCCCTATTTTATGGAATATTACCAATCGGGTAGATTTTCGAACCGTAATTCGTCTTCGAAAAAATAAGACAGTCAATCTATTTTCTGAGAAGTATTGGCTGGTGGCATCTTTGCCACTTCTATTGCTACTCATATCGCCTGAAGCATTCTTGTTTTTGTTTCTTATTCCGTGTACTCTATCGATATGGTCGGCGGCAATATCTACAATGAATCACGATGAGAATGGAGCAAAGAACATGGGATTCTGGTATGGAATCGTAAGTGGCGCCGAGCACAAGCATAAGAATCATCACGATGATATATCAGATGAAGGTTGGATAAATACCGTAGCAAATATAATAGCCAAAAAGAGAGTTAAAACATGAATCTTGTTACAATCACTATAAATGATTTATCAGAAGTTGATTTTGATGATCTGTATGAAAGATCCAAAGATGCAATCGACGCAAATTGGCCATCTACATCTATAATGACAGATGAAGAAAAAAAGGCCGGATATGTGGCTGCTATAACTAGTGGATTAAACAACGAATGGCCAGGTTTAAATCCACACGGACCAAACGACAGATATGTTGTCGCCAAACAAGTAGACCTTGATACAGGAACCGAACTAGGATTAGTCGCAGGATTTGTTCTTCCAGACGGGATTTTTGATGGTAGACATTCTATGAGTTCTCGCGATGCAAGCGGTTCTCGAAACTGGGTGTTTTCTGAACAATTTAGACAAGCTCGAAGCGATTGGTATGCAAGTATTGGAGCAACTAAAACTTTATATAGAAATATTGTTGCCGATTCTATGCATTATCGCCACATTAAAATGCGAGCAGGATTACATTTTGAAATCATAGAAGATATAGAATCTCCAACTTATGGCCCGCGTTTTAGAAATGTCACAGTAGAATATAAGTAATGAAATTTTTATTGAATGTAGGAGCCGAGAAAGCTGGCACTACTTGGTTATATGATTATTTTCGAAACCATCCAGAATTCTATGATATGGGGAAAGAACTCAATATCATTCAGAGAGATGATTTGGTGCCTATCTTAGAAGACGTAGACGAATATAGAAAAGACATAGAGTCTTTCTTTCGAGCAGTTTCAAATATAAATCAGGTGACAGGTGACTTCACACACTACGAAGGCTCAAGCGAGAACGTCTTTCGACTTATAAAGAATGGCTTGCTAAAGTACGATATCGAAGTAGTGCCAGTCTATATTATGCGAGATCCTATTCAAAGGGCTTGGTCTTCTTGGAATTCTCTCGGAGGAGGAAAGATTGCAATTAAATCCCCGGCTTCACAATTTGTGATGACTAATTTTATGTCATGCAAATATAGAGAAACGATAGAAGCTTTAGACGGTGTTTTCCCAAATCCGTTATATTTCTTCTATGAGGATTTTTTTACTCAAGACAATATCAATAAGATATGCGATGAGTTACAGATTTCTCATCATCCTGCAGAATGTGACACCAGAATCAACGCTTCTCCGTATAAGAAAATACCAAACATCTTCTTGAAAACTTTTGGTAAATCTCCGAAGAATAAAACAACTGCTAAATATATTTTTGAAAGATTTGAAAATGTACCATGGAAACTCGAAGATTATCCGTAGATCTACTCTCGATGAAGATCTTCGCTTAAAATTGCTTGAGGGTTTAAAAAATCCAGTACACATGCACTACTTTGATCGTAACGAAGCTACGAACGCAACAGACGAAGCTGTGCTTGAGTTTCTCGACAGAGAACAATTTGGATGTAATAAAACTCACATCGAATATTGGTTTCAGTCTAAAGAATTTTCAGAGCATTTGTGGCCGCACGTAGATTTTAATGAGAAACTTCGAGATAGAATTAATGCTGGGGAACAATTAGAGCCAGAAGAACTGATGTCTCCAATTACCATCGCCTGTTATTTAGAGGCAACCGACCTTGAAGGCGGAGAATTCTGCATCTCTGAAAGAAGTTGGTTAGACTATGAAAAAGAACTCAACGATCCAGTAGATTTAAAAGAAGATTTGCTCAAATATACGTACGAATCTTTTCAACCCTTCGAAGGCGCAGTGTTATACTTTGAAGGCAGCAGATACTACCATTGGATCAACGAAGTCAAACGAGGATCTCGTAAGAGTATATTAATCAATTTCTGGGACGACTGTAGCCTTAAGTCCACTTAGTTCCATGACGAGAGCTATACTTGGTTTCAGGATCGTATGCTGCAAAGTCTTCGTAGCGAGGATCTCCTGGCTCGGCTCTCTTACCGATGCTATACTCACCAATATGATTAACGATGTTATGGCCTTCTTCGGTCTTCAGTTTACATGTCTGCATACCAAGTTGCTGCAATGATTTTGCTACGACATACTCGCTTAAGTTCTTCTCGCCTACTGATTCGGCATGAGGAAGATCTACTATGGCGCGAGGAAAAACACTTGCCAAGCTCCAAAAATATGCCTCAGAAAGTTCACCGCGGTATTTTCCAAGTGTAATGTCTGTTTCATAAGCCTGTGTTTCCTCTTCAAAGTCATACCATTTCTGACGTGTCAAACACACCTGAGAAACGTTACGATAGTCATGTAAGATCTGAGTCATGTCAAGCATTCGAATCGGATGATTGAATGTCACGTCATCTTCTGACAGATACACGTAATCATAATCTCGTTCTCTCAGTAGTTCGAAGGTTCTATTCCATACGTATGGCAAACCCATGTTCTGCTGATGCAAGTAGATCTCAGTAAAGCCAAAATTCTTGGCTAGCTCGAACATCGTGCCGTCATGCCGGCCTTTTGGCATATCATCGATAAAGATGCCTTCGACTTGACAACCTTCGAAGTTTAACATATCACGCTGAGATTTAAGCGTAGGAATCAAATACTCGAGACGGTTCGTCGACCATATAATCTTACAAACTTTCATTGCGCATACTCCGTGTCAAAGAAGAATGTCTGAAACAGACGACCATCATATAAATCTTTACCAAAGTAATCTAAGCTGGCATGGAAGAGGTCACCGCTATAAAGAACTAGTCGATTGTATTTGTTGCCTACGATGTCGATCTTATCCCACTTGGTATAGTCGTATGCCTCGTGCTCGTTTTTCGGAGCTCGATACTCTCCAGTTTCCTTGTGTCGAAACATTCCTGTGCCTGCAGTATGCGGCGCATCAGGCGTGAGATAGCATACACCAGCCCACATACTCGTGTGATCGCAGTGGATCCACGTTCTATCCATAGATGTTGCGTATTGAAAGGCTCCAGTGTAACCCGAATCTTCATGCCAATTGGTAATCTTTCCAATTGGATTCATCCAATGTTGAATGCAGTCCTTGACATCTTGTGTCAAGAATGAAGGCGTTCGTTTTCCTGGGTAGTTACCTGTGACGCTAAAGTCTTGTGTAAGAGCAAAGGCTCTGACTGCGTCGGGATTGATATAGAAGTTATCTATAATCATCAAGTCTAAATTCATAATATTTCAAGTCCTCATATTGTACTGGTTGTATTTATACGGCTTATAAATAGCTTGAGAATAAATATAATAAAAGAGGGATTACATGGCCACTCCTACTACAAAAGCCGAGTTCAAAGAATACTGTCTCCGTAAGTTAGGCAAGCCAGTAATTGAAATCAACGTAGACGACGATCAAGTCGATGATCGTGTTGACGAAGCGCTTCGTTACTGGTATGACTATCACTTTGATGGTTCTGAAAGAGTATACTACAAGCATGCTATCACGTCAACTGACGTAACAAACAAGTATATCACTCTTCCAGAAAATATCATCGGCGCGGTCAGCATCTTCTCGATGGGTGATCCTTCGATCCGCTCTGACGACCTCTTTAACATTCGCTATCAGATCGCTTTGAACGACCTCTACACTCTGACTAACGTGTCGCTTGTTCCATACTATATGGTCATGGAACACCTTGCTCTGATGAACGAACTCCTTGTCGGTAAACAGCCTATTCGTTATTCTCGTCACAAAGATCGTCTTTATGTTGATATGGACTGGAACACTGTTGCTGTCGGCGAATTCTTACTCGTTGAAGCCTACGAAGTAGTCGATCCAGAAACATGGACAGATGCTTATAACGATCGTTGGCTTCAGAACTATGCTACAACTCTGATCAAAGAACAGTGGGGTTCCAACCTTACAAAGTTTACAGGCATGACTTTACCTGGAGGAGTTCAATTTAACGGTGAGAAAATCTACGACGATGCCGTAGCCGAAAGAAGAAAGCTCGAAGACGAGATGATTTCTTCTTATTCTCTGCCGGTTCTCGATATGATTGGATAATACATGTCGACCAACTTTTATTTCAACAATTTTACAAATAGCCAAGAGCAGATCTTAATTGAGAATCTGGTTCTTGAGTCTATTAAGATGTATGGTCACGACGTATATTATTGTCCTCGAACTCTGATTGCAAAAGATGATGTATACGAAGAAGATTCATTATCACAGTACAACAATAATTATTTAATTGACATGTATATTCGTAGCTATGAGAGCTATGAAGGTGACGGCCAGTTCTTATCGAAATTCGGTCTTGAAATCAGAGATCAGGTAACGTTTACAGTATCTGTTCGTAACTTTATGGACGAAATCGGCAACCTTGAGATGATCGATCGTCCTCAAGAAGGCGATCTTATCTATCTTCCGATGGCCGACCGTCTGATGTACATCAAGTATGTCAATAAGACTCCTGTCTTCTATCAGATGGGATCGATTCAGATGTATGATCTTGTCTGCGAAATGTTCGAATATGGCGGCGAGGAACTGAATACTGGAATTGCTGCCATTGATAACATCGAGAGAGATCTCAGCCTTAGCCTCGATCTATACAACATTACCACTTCTGACGGACTCATTCTTATCACTCAAGATGGAACTCCTATTATTCAAAGCGGTTATAGTTTCGAAACACAAGCTGGTGATCCATTCGAAGACAATACCGAGTTCGAAGTCGAAGGCGACAGTATTCTCGACTGGACGCAGATAGATCCTTTTAGTGAAGGTAACGTATAATGTTTGGAAGAACATGGAATCATGATAGCTTAAGAAAGTATATCATCGTATTTGGTACGGTGTTCAATGACATCTATATCAATCGCCTCGATAACAATGAAGAAATAAGACAGACTCTGAAAGTTCCTTTGACTTATGGTCCAAAGGATAAGGTTTTAGCGAGACTTGAGCAAAATCCTCAAATGGATAATCAGGCCGGTGTTGTTTTGCCTCGCATCTCATTCGAGATGACGTCCTTAGAATATGATCCTACTCGTAAGCTGAATACTCTCAACAAGCTGACAAAGCAATCTGCCACTGCAGGCACAGACGACGAAGTCAAGTATCAGTATATGCCTGTTCCATATGACATGCAATTCGAGATGAACATCTTAGTTAAGAACGCAGAAGATGGCACACGCATCGTAGAACAAATCGTGCCCTACTTTACTCCTGACTTTACAGTCAGTGTCAACCTTGTTCCTGAGATAGACAGTGCACGTGATATTCCTATCATTCTGAATAGTATTACTTCTCAAGATCAATACGAAGGCAGCTTCGAACAAAGAAGAGCGTTGATTTGGACACTCAGCTTTACAATGAAGGGCTGGTTATATGGTCCTACGAAGAAATCAAAACTAATTAAACTCGCAGAAACAACGTTCAGACTTCCTGAAGATGTTACGACAGGTAACACTACTAACACTACTAGCACGGTAACTGTGGCTGCTCGCCCAGGATTAACTGCTAACGGACAACCAACAAGTAATGCCGCAGCAAGCATTCCGTACGATGAAATTATAAGTACAGATGACTATGGCTTTATTAATACAATTACTGAGAATATCTAATGAGCAATGAACTTGATAAATTTTTAAACATCGCCTCTGGCGATAACTTACCGACTGTGATCGAAAAGAAGATGAGTACGCAAGTCTCAGCTGACTTTGAGTATGCACGCGAGAACATGATGGAAGTCATCAATAAGGGTCAAGAAGCACTCTTTGATTTGATGGATGTGGCCAAACAAAGCCAGCACCCTCGAGCATATGAAGTCTTGGCAACCATGATGAATACGATGGTGG